TCGTGACACACTATCTAAACCGGAAAATGTCGATATCGTTGATTTGGAATCAACAGAAAGATATTTCGACCTTTTCTGGAAGAAGGTGTTCCCAATTGGGAGTTCCGATGAGCTAAAACTTGATGATGGATTTCTCAATCCCCAAGTTACTAAGCTTTATCGAGCAAGGAACATTTTCAGTCGCTCTGCCTGTAGCGAGTCGACCCGTAGTTATGGCGGTGCTCATAACTTCCTTCGGAAGTATCAGTACTGTCAGGACCCCGAGGTCGATTTGTTCAGTGCAGCATTCGACGAATTGTTTGCTATGGATCATCACCGACAAAACCACCGTGTCTATGAGATACGTGGTCATCCTGCTCCTGATATGGATCAGTTGATTTTTGACGCGTTTGTGGAAAGTAGAGGTTTGGCAGAGGCGTGCGTCTCAGCTGTTTGTGAGCCACTTAAAGTGCGGACAATCACAAAAATGCCTGCAAGGCAGTCCGCTGTCGCAAAGAATTGTCAGAAGGTCCTTCATGATGCACTTCGAAAGATCTCCGTGTTTTCATGTTTGGATAGGCCTGTGGATAATCCGATGATAGAGAAGTTCCTCGACGATTGTGATCGCCGTTTTTGGGGAACTCGAACGAATTATGTCTCGGGGGATTACAAAGGAGCGACCGATTCGGTCAAGATCTCCTACACCAAAGCTTGCTTCGAAAGCTTTCTGAAGCAATATGGTGTCCCTGATGATATGGCGGAAATTTATCGCAACATTCTCTATGAGTGTTACATAACTTATCCCCGTCGTTTCAAGATTCCGGGAGTTCTACAGACAACAGGGCAGTTGATGGGATCCGTCCTGTCCTTTCCTATTCTTTGCGTCTTAAACTTTGTGGCTTGGTGGAAGTCAGAAGTCGATATGTACAAGGGTCATACAAATATGACTGAAATGGAGGTTGCGGATTACTTGTTGGACAAATGGTCCGACAATCCAGACGACCCCCGTTGCTTTCTAAATAAGTGCCCTTGTTTGGTCAATGGTGATGATATATTATTCCCAACCAGTGATGAACATTATCCTCATTGGTTAGACCAAATCGACCGGTTCGGCTTTAAATTGTCGTTGGGAAAGAATTACGTCCACAACAACTTCTTGATGATAAATAGCCGCCCCTACTGGCGCCCTTTGGGCCAGTTTATAGACTTCTACAATACTGGTCTTCTGACTGGTGTGTCCAAAGTGATGGCAGAAATTGATGATGAAGGTCGATCCGTCAACCTCCTCCGCGAAGCTGTGTCCCTTCGTTCCGCTTGGAACGATGTGGCCAAAACTTCAGAAAGAGTCGAGATATCGTGGTTGCAGTTCTTGCTGTGCCACGAGGAGTCCCTGAAGAAGGTGACCCGCAACGGAACCCTAAATCCATTCATCCCTACCATCCTTGGCGGTTTAGGCTTCGAAGCTCATGGGCTGAAATATTACACAACGCGCCCTCAACGGGAGATGGCTCGCCACCTGTATGTCCACTTAAGAGAAGGCCTTCCGGCTTCCTACTTCAAGTCGACATGGTCGGCTAGAGCTGCTACTCCTGAGGTGTCGTTGGAGAATGAGTTGATCTACCTCACAGAAGAAGAACAGGTTCCATTCGTCCGTCCGGTCTTAAAAAGATCGGATGAGCGATGTAGCCCGGACTTTACTGTAGAGGACCGACCCTCCTACTTCTTCGATCCCCAATACATGCGCGATGTGAAACATCACCACTTGAAGTACCGATGGGTACCTTCATTTGAATATGTGATGGCCCACTATCCACGAAAGTTCATCGTCAAAGGCGTCCGTTGTGATTTGGCCGCCGATGAGAAGGTAATGCCTGAACGGGCTGCACTACTCCGTTCCGCTAACCTTGATCTCAAGGAAATCTCTCGATTGCTCGAGGGTATCCACAGAAATGAGGTCGCTGGATTTCTCGCAGAAGCTTACCGAAAACTACCAGAAGAATACAAGGTTGGACTTCCCGAGTCCGCCTCCCGCACCCTAGCTGATAGTCAGAGAATTCTCGAAAGGGAATCCCGACTGGTCGACGTTGAAGTTGTCGTTTCGGCAGCTGCTGGCGCTGATCATCTCAGCTGGAGTTGTGCGGCTCAGTGAAAAGGGAGAGGGTCACCTGAAATAATTGTCCAAAACGCTTCAATTGCGTGCTAAACAAAATGCCTAGAGACTGCACGGCACATCCAGTGAACTTAACTGGTTTTCAGGTGATGAACAGTCCCACCCTGCGTGAGTGGTGTCCTCGATGTCACGCAATCGTAAACAAAAGGGCTCAAAGCCCAAGACCAACAAGAACAAAAACAAAATTTCTTCAAAGAAATCGCTTCAAGCGTTATTTGAGCGCGCCGAAATGTCGGACGCTCTAGAGCAACTTCTCCATCCATTCGACACACAGCATATTGTCCGTGGTCCATTTACTGGACAGCCGACGGGTCTGTATAAGCAAACTGTCAAAGGCACGATCACCGTTCCAGCCACTGGCTGGTGTGGTGTCATTGCTACACCGTATTTCCAAAATGCGGCATTGACATGGGCTCCTGCTTCCATAGCAGGTGCCATTGCTGAGGCAGACTTTACGGCTGTGCCATATGGTGCCGCTGCGTCCGTTGCTGCAACCTACTGGGGTCTTCGACCCTT